GTAGGCAAGGCCATGGGAATGAACCCAAGGGTTTGTAATGAACTATATTTGAAAGCCATCAAAGATGAAACCACACACAAAGATTTATTTAACATACTTTGGTTATGACACCACGGATTTTATCCCGTGTGAGGTGTGCGGAAGCCAGGCGATTGATATTCACCACATCCATCCACGGGGAATGGGAGGCACAAAAACAAAGGACACCATCGAAAATTTAATGGCACTTTGCAGAAAGCACCACATCGAAATGGGTGACAAGAAACAACACATGGACTTTTTAATTATCACACATCAAATAAAACTAAACAAATGATACAAACAGTAAAAACAAAAGACATCATCGCCAACGATACGAACCCCAGGGTCATCAAAGATGATAAGTTTAAGAAGTTAGTTCAATCCATTAAGGACTTTCCGCAGATGCTACAACTCCGCCCCATCGTTGTCAATGATGATATGGTGGTCCTTGGTGGGAATATGCGTTTACGGGCCGTTCAAGAAGTTGGATTGAAGGAAGTGCCAATCATAAAAGCATCCGATCTAACACCCGAGCAACAAAAAGAGTTTATCATTAAGGACAATGTGGGATTCGGAGAATGGGATTGGGACATTTTGGCCAATGAATGGGAACCCGAATTGTTAAACGCGTGGGGTTTGGATGTTTGGCAACAACCAGTTGAGGTTGATTATTCACTTTTGGATGAGGAAGATTTATCCGATGAACTTTCGGATATGGCAGACGGAGTAAAGAAAGCCATTCAAATTGAATTTGAACCAGAGCATTACGAAGAAGCGTATCAATTGGTGAAGTTTTGGCGTGAACGCGGGGCGTATGTCGGCCAAATGATTATGATGTTGCTCAAAGAGGAAAAGGAAAAGTTATGATTCAAAGTTCCATCAAGGGTATAAAGTTTTTGCATCGTGAAAACACAAGCGATTTGAAAACATTTGAAGAAGTCATTGGCAAGGATGTATACCAAAAAAAAGGCATGAAGATATTACCAGGGGAAGAATGGGTGGATTGCGGTGGTAATGTCGGTGCGTTTACTTTGTTGGCGTGTGCATTGGGGGCCAAAGTCACCGTATACGAACCCGACCCAAACAATTGCGCGATGATTGAAAAGAATTTAGCGTTGAACGGATTCACGGCAAATGTGGTTTGTGCGGGGTTGGTCCACAACCAAGTCAAGAAGGCAAATTTATATGTAGGGAATAATGGCAATGTGTGGCGTAATTCTATGTTCAAGAATTGGAACGGCAAAGGATTAAAGGTCGATTGCGTTAATTTTGACGAAGCAATTAAAGACGGGGTGTGCGTTAAAATAGACATCGAAGGTGCAGAAATGCCGATATTGGAAAACACCCAAAGGAAATTTAAGAAGTTAGTTTTTGAATGGAGTTTTGATATCGACCCATCATTACCACGATTTTGGAATATCATTGAAAAGTTAAACAAAAATTATAAATTAGGTGCGATTGGGAATACCGCCAAGTTCCAAAGCCGTGATTACGATGTATGGCAAAAGAGTTGGTTCCCCGCGTGTACAAATGTATTTTGCTATGAAAAGGATTGATTTAATAAAACAAGAACACGATGTTAAAATGGGTCAAGAATGCCCATACATAGAACCAAACATCACGGAGGATTGCATTTTTTATGAGGATGGAATCGCAGTTGGTTTCTACATAAAACAGATGCCCGAAAAGATGTGTAAATTGGCCAACTTGGCAAACGCTGAATTACGAACTAACAATGTACCAAAAACATTAATGTCAAGGGCAACCGTAGGCACGAAAGAAGCCTATGAAAAAATGAAAAAAGATAAAAGTGGAAAACAAAGAGTGGACCAGTATTCCGTTATTTTAGGAGGTATACCACCAAAGGCCCAATTCAAACGGCCATACCCAAATTTGTCAAGTGTTCATGCGGTGAAGTCGGCACAGATATTTATAAAAGCCATGTTGATGTTAGCCAAAGAAAGCGAAGATATCATCAAACAAATTATGCCCGAACAGTACGAACGGCAATTAGAATTATTTAAAGATGTACCCGACCAATGGAAGTTTGCCAACCTATTCACAAGTTCAATTTCAAACTATAATATCCCCGCCCCGTTCCATCGTGATGCGGGAAACATAGTTGGTGCAGTCAATGTAATTATCACAAAGCGGTTAAATGCCAAAGGTGGAAACCTTCATGTTCCCGATTACGGGGCCACAATGGATAGTGCCGACAATTCAATTTTGGTTTACCCAGCATGGAAAAATGTGCATGGAGTTACCCCAATCATCCCCACACACGAAGGGGGATATCGGAATAGTTTAGTATTTTATCCTTTGAAAGCATTTGTGGGATTAAAATAAATAATAAAAATAATTTGGTATTTCAAATATAAAACACCATCTTCGCATTATGAATATGACAAACAATATCACAATCAACGTCATTGACGGATCAATTGCCTACTGCGAAGCAAAAGGATTATCAAAAGTTTTCATGGCTTATGCCAACGAATGTTCAAGGGCGGAAATCATGCAGGTTGGATTTAACCCTAATTCGCGTTATGTTTACATCGCCCTTGAAGATGGTATTTCAATTTGCTCAAACCTTGGCAGAGAAGTTGAATTTTTGGTGACCGATTCCAACGACGGCGAAGAAACATTTTACGACACTTACGAAGAAGCACAAAAACACGATGAAAGCATGGCGGAAGATTGAACGAACATTACCAGAAGAAGGACACCCCGTATTGGTTCACACCGAACGGGGCATCCCCTTTGTGGCTACTTACTATGACGGGCAATGGCATTGCTCACACACCGACCAAAGGTTGGATGTGGTTTATTGGATGCCCATTCCTATAACACCAGACGAATAATGGCATACGACAGAAACGAATTAGAACAAACGGCATTGGAAGCCATCAAGAAAAACAAGTTGTTTTTTATCCAGGATGTAATTGCATATCTACCGTGTACAAGCAGTACATTTTACCACCTTCAATTGGAAAAATCGGAAAGTATAAAAGAGGCGTTGGCAGAAGTCAAAACCAACATTAAGGTATCAATGCGATCCAAATGGTATTTGAGTGAACAACCCACCTTGCAATTGGCGTTAATGAAATTGATAAGTAGCGAAGAAGAACTCCGCAAACTATCTATGAGCCATAATGTATTGGAGGAAAAAGAGAAACCAATTTTCAACGGGATTGATATAAATGTTGCAGAAGACAACGGCCCAGGTCAAGATTAGTCAATTACGCAAACGGGTTAGAATTGTAAGGGGTGGAACATCAAGTTCAAAAACCTTTTCGATTATTCCGTTGCTGATTGATTATGCAGTCAAAAATCCAAAGTGTGAAATAAGCGTTGTGTCTGAAACCATCCCCCACTTGCGGAGGGGTGCTATTCGCGACTTTATTAAAATTATGGAAATGATTGGCATGTTTGATCCGTTGAAATGGAACAAATCTTCATGGACTTATAAGTTTAGCAACGAAAGTTACATTGAATTTTTTAGTGCAGACCAACCACAAAAATTAAGGGGTGCAAGGCGTGATGTGTTATTTGTGAACGAGTGCAACAACATAGATTGGGAATCGTACTACCAAATGGCAATTCGTACCCGTAAATTCATTTATTTGGATTATAACCCCGTTGCGGAGTTTTGGGTGGATAGTGAATTGGTAAACGACCCCGATGCGGAAATGATTGTACTCACCTACAAGGATAACGAAGCGTTGGATAAATCCATTGTAACGGAAATTGAAAAGGCACGGGATAGGGCAACCACATCAAATTATTGGGCCAATTGGTGGCGGGTATGTGGACTTGGTGAGATTGGAAACTTACAAGGGGTTATATTCAGCAATTGGCAAACCATAGACACCATTCCCGATGATGCAAGGTTGCTTGGCATTGGTGTGGATTTTGGGTATACAAACGACCCCACGGCAATCGTAGCCGTTTATGAATACAATGGTCAAAGAATCATCGATGAGGTCGCATATCGCACGGGAATGCTTAATTCAGACATTGCAAAGGCATTACCCAACTTTGTACCAGTTTATGCGGATAGTGCCGAACCGAAATCAATTGATGAAATAAAAAGATACGGCATAAGAATCAAGGGAGTGACCAAGGGCAAGGATTCCATCAATTACGGAATACAGATTATGCAATCACAATCGTATTTGGTTACATCGACATCCACAAATTTAATCAAGGAGTTGCGGAATTATTGTTGGGATAGTGATGCCCAGGGGCGAAGCATGAACAACCCCATTGGCACAGACCACGGGATTGATGCGTTTAGGTATCATGAAATGATGGCATTAGGTATTAAAAGCAATTACGGGGTATATTCAATTAAGTAATTTTGTTTATTTCGTGTTTATTTGTATCTTTGTGAAGACAAATGATGAAACACGGTAGTTTATTTTCGGGAATTGGAGGATTTGATTTAGCATCCGAATGGATGGGATGGGAAAATGTTTTTCATTGCGAGTGTTCCCATGTCAACCCTACTCAATGGCTGGACAACGCAAAGGAAAAGAAGATGAACGCCATTTGTGGCCCGAGATGCTTAGAGCAATACGGGAGATTAAACCAAAGTACATCGTGGGGGAAAATGTTTTTGGGTTGCTTAATTGGAATGGAGGGATGGTATTCGACGAGGTGCATTCTGACTTGGAGTTTGAGGGGTACGAAGTCCAGGCCGTGGTTATACCTGCGGCGGCGGTCAATGCCCCACACGGACGAGATAGAGTATGGTTTGTTGCCCACAATCACAACCATGGATTATATGGAACCAAAGACGGACAAAGCGTGGGACAAAGAAATGAACGAGACACGGAAGGGTCGAACCAAACCCGCGAATCTTCGAGATGTGCCAACAAGGATGCCATATTTACTACCAACACCCAATTCAAGTCCAAGGGAAGTGACGGAGGAACAAACGATGAAACGGAAGGAAACATACGGAGGGGAAACGAGGGGGATGTATTTGGAACATTTTGCAGCGATGGGGATGTTGCCGACACCAAGGACATCAGACGAAAGGATGCATTGGAGAACGGAGAATTGGAAGGGGGACGATTTAGGTTCGGAAATAAACCACCTACTTGGGACTCGTTCCCATCTCAATCCCCAATTTGTGGGGGAGATGATGGGCTTCCCACCGAATTGGACGGAATCACCTTTTCAAAGTGGAGAAACGAATCCATAAAAGCATACGGGAACGCAATTGTTCCCCAAGTAGCATACCAAATTTTCAAAGCAATTCAAGAAACGATATGACAAGCCATTACCAGCAATTACACAACCAACGACAAGAAATTAAACGACTGCGATTATTGTTAGTGCAGATTCAAGGCGAAGCCCTAACCAAAATTCAAATGTTAAAGCGTGAAATAATAAACCCACGGGTTGATTTTAACGATGCACCCAACCATTGGAAGGAGGTTTTACGGGCCGTTTGCACAGTATCAGAATTAACCCCCGATGAAATACTTTGCCCATCAAGGAAACGGGCATCGTTATACGCCCGTCACATGTTCAACTTTATTTGCAGAAAAAGGTTAGGGATGCCGTGGGCGGAAATTGGTCGGATTATCCATCGTGACCATTCAACGGCAATCAATTCTGTAAACGAGTTTAGCAACATTTTGTACACCGATAAGGAGGTGCAAAGGC